CCTTGCCACTACCCTTCCCAAGTTGTAAAATAATTTCGTTCTTTGTGTATTTATCATAGTATCTTGCTCCCTCAACAGGGCCCATTATTCTTTCAAGGTCCTGTTTTTTGTAGATTTGACTCATTGCATCTACAATTTCATACTGTATTTCTGATAGTGGTGGCTGGCCTAAATAATCTAATGATTGTACAAATGTTCTTGTATCTACTGGTGTTTCTTCAAATGGATTATCATCTAAGGCCTCAAAAAAATCATTAAACATCGTGGACAATTGTAATTACCTCATTTGGTCTAGAAATCTCAGATAATTTAGACATAATTTCATCACGAATATTAGGATATTTTGATGCAATATCTTTTAGTATTCCAATTAAAACTTCTTGTCGTCTTTCTATTTCAACCATTTCTTCTGCAAGTTCTTTATTTTCTAATAATCCAGCCTTTTGCAACATGTCAATTCTTTTTGATTCAATATCTAAAACAAGTTTAATTGCTGCGGTTTTTGCACTAAGATTATTGTTCATTGTTGCTTCATCGATAACCTCATATGACTTACTAATAAGTTTTCCATAATGTGCATCTGCTGCTGCAAGTGCTTCCTTTGCTCTTGATCTAATAGCATCATTACCAGACACCATTGCTTTCCACTCATTAAGATGTGCAACAACCCTAGTTCTTGGCATCTGCAAGTCTTTAGAAATTTTAGTAGGATCATTGCCTTTTAAATATTCTGAAACAACTGTATTAATCTCATCAAGATGTTCTATAATTTCGATATCTGAAGACATTAGTAATTTCCTTCAATTCTATTAATTTCATCTTGAATATAAAAAATTGCTTTTTTTAAATCTTCTACGTGCTTATCTTCATTTTTAAGGCCCGCTCTCCAAAGATATTTAAAAGCATTTCCAATATTAAAATTACGATGACGTGTAATTTGAATACACTCAATACCAGAAGGGTCTGAAGTATAGTGTTCAGGATGGTTTACTTGATCTACCGTAATCCTAAGATCATTAGCCACGTTTAGACTTCCTTAATCCATAGTTAGCAAGATAAAGATAAATTGTTTCTGCACTTGTATCACATTCTTTTGCAATCTCTTGTACAGACTTCTTATCTAATATATAACGTTTTCTTAGCCAAGCCTCATTTTTATATAGTTTAGTACTCATATTATTTTTTGTCAACTCCCTTAATAATTGGTTCTAGCCTATCCCAATAACCCTTTGGATTTCCCTGATATACCTGACCAGTTTCACGATCTAACAATAACCATTTTGTTGGAGACAAAGTTGTTACGCTTAGCACAACATCATTCTCCTCTTCTGTGTATTGAAAACTATTTCTATATGTCATTATATCGCTTTCTCCCAATTATTTAAAGCCCAATGCCCTATTCCACAAGCATCTGCTACATCATAATCTTCTATTATTTTATCATAGTGTATTTCTATTAAGTCTACCGTTTTTTGTTTTCTAAAGTTTCTTTCAAAAGATTTATACCAAGCATCTGATTTTCCTGGATTTTTTGCCCTAATTTCTAATTTTTGCTCTTTGCTTAATGCTTTATTACCAATATAATTCTGCCAAGTTATTGGAGACACCTTTCCTACCTCTATCACTCCAGCATTTCCAGCACCGCCTATAATTGCACCTTGTACCATTGCGAGGTCTGCAGCAGTCTTGGGGCTATTCATAAAAACTGTATGCTCAATAATAATTGATGAATTTAAAAACATATCCAAATCTAAAAGTGCCTTTGTTTTTTTGGATGCATCAATACATTTTTGATAAATATTATTTCCTTCAAATGTTATTTTACCAACAATCTCAAGTTTTCCAAACTCAAATAATGCAAAGGCAAGACTATTTGTACTTGCATCAATTGCAACAAATTTTGCTGGCTTAACGCTTGTCGTCATAATCTATCAACCCCTTTAATTCTTTTAAAGCCTTGCTTACCTTTTTGTTGTCAACCGCACAGTTATCGCAATAGTTAGAGTCATTATATGCAGAAAGAACCACTCCGCACCCTCTAGCACATTTTCTTTCTTTGCCATATCTTTTTTTGCGTTTATTAATTATTTGCTTTTCTGCAATTTTAATTTTTGTTGCTTCAGACCTACATTCTGAACTACAGTAAATCTGATATGTTACTGTGGGCAAAAATTCATTTTCACACCACTCACATGGTTTCACTCAATTCCTCCAGAGAAGCGATCTTTATTTCTCCAGGTTCTGCCAAGGCGCAATCCTTTTGTAACGGACATCCTTTGCAGACTTTAGAGTTATTTCTATAATTCTTTTTTGGTATAGTTTTGTTTTCCCATGCTTGACGAACTTCTCTCATCCAATTAAAAGCATTATCAATCCACTGTCTATAATAATCATTAACAGTGATTGGAATTATAAAAAGTTCATGAGTGTTTTTATTTTCATATATTAACAATCCTTTTGCAAGTTTTAATATTTTCATATAAATAAGCAACTGAACTATATGATAATTTGCTCCAGCATTTTTCTTTTTACGAAATTCAAAAGACTCATCTTTCATTGTTTTAATTTCAATAACAATGTCTTCGCCATCCCACTCAATAATTCCATCAGCAAATCCATAAATTGGCGGGTCAGAGTTTACAAGTTTTACCTCTGTTGTCTCATTGCCCTTATCATCTATAAACTTTTTTGCAATACCAGATTTCAGCATTGCGTCTTGAATTCTATCATGAGATAAGGATCCACTACTCATATTTGCTACTGAATATGGAGTATCTGTATTTTGAAATGTACCACCCTCAAATGCCAAATACCAGTATCGTGCACACTCTCCACTACCATAAGATAGTCCTGATGGTGCAAAGGTTTTCTTTTTTTGATATTTGTCCACCTTTCCAACCATATATCCAGATTCTATTTTTTGAACAATAGCATCTGTATCTATTCCTGTATTATTTTTTGCTGGTTTAATCATTACCTGCTGTAGTAAACTTTTAGCCATTAGTTAGTATCCTTTGTTATTGTATTAATTATACACTATCTCGTAATATATTTTAGTGCGGATACTAGATTATTAATAGCCTCTGCAGCAGTATAATATATGTTCTTCTTTGCCCTGTTTTCTTTATCTACATTTGCCATCCAAGTTGCTTTTAGTGATAGTTTTGCTGCAATTGCTTGTAGTCTAACTATCTCTACTGTTGCTACTTGAATTGGTATTTCTGGTTTAATAATTAACTTTGCAACCATGGTTAATGCCGTTGTAAGATCTTCGTCTTGCATGTACTCTGCTATTTCAGACAAGCCATTTATTTGATCTAGTGTTGTTGTTTCCATTATATTATTCCTTTATCGTATTTTATTTTTAAAACTTTTTGTTTTGTTGTTATATTGTTTATAAATTCATTGTCTAATAGTTTAACAGAATTTGATTTTTCAGATAATTGACACAATAAAATGTCTATGTATTCATTTTCATTAAACTGTTTTTTTGACCTCCAATGAACGTCATGAGTTCCAGAAAAAACAATGGCTTCATTATTTTTTAACAAATATTCTTTATGATCTATTATAATTGGCCAACTTACATTACCATCTAACTGAATATCAAACGTCAGCCTTGCCTCTTTATAGTTATTATCTGTATGTGGATGTAAACCAGGCTTTCCGTATTTTAAAGAATATCTAGCAAAAGAAATACTTTCTACCTGTAAAGAAACATCTGAAAATTTACTAGAATGACTAAGAATTGTATCGCATATACTTTGTTCTACTTTTAAATCAATTGGATCTGATATAACTGTTTTTTGTCTGAAGTATAAAGGAATATATAGTCTTCCATAAAATGATTGCAGCATAATATTTTTATTAAAATCTATATCAATGTCTTTATAAATTGAAGCAATTTGTTCATTTGAAAAAACATTCTGAACAATTGTATTTTTGCTTACAATACTTTTAGACATTTTTTTCTCCTATAATTTGCTCTAAAACTTCTAACTCTATTATAGCAAGTCTTACTTTTTTACCTTCTTCTCCTAAAACAATAACCAATGCTGGATCATTATTATTTTTAATTGCATCCGTAACAATCTTCGCCCACACATCTTTATTAAGAGTAAAAGATTTAGATGATTCTTTAAAGTCAACAGTAAAATTATTCCAAGTAGCATCACCCTTTTTTGTATTTCTTCCAGAGTTTTTATGCTGCTTGGCACCAAGTCTTTTTGATTCAGACCTTTCACTCATTGCTATAATCCTTTTTAGTTTTTGGCAATAGATTAACTCTAGAAACATGTTTTTTAGAACACATCCATGTTGTGTCTTTTGTTTCGTGCCAAAGCCTACAGGATGAAACTTCCTCTTCACATTTTTGACAAATAAATTTGCCATAGTACATAGTAAATTTTTCAGACATTTGATATTTTATTTCTTATAGAATCTTGTAGGTCTAAATCTTCTCTAAATCTATCAACTAAAGAATCTCTTCCTTGAACCTTAGTTCCGTCTTCAAGTTGATACCAGGCTCCTGTGCGATTGATTAATCCAAGATTTTCTGCTGTATCAACCAAGTCACCGATGGAATCAACACCAAGATCGTCACCTCTAAAATAAAAATCGTACTCACCAGACTGAAATGCTGGAGAGGTTTTAGAAAACTGAACTTCCCAACGAACTTTTCTACCAACCTTTTCTTCAATAAGTTTATCTCCAACATGTATTTTTCCTTTAATTGCTTGGTTATCTGACTCTGATGAAAATAATTTAATTACTGTAGATGAATAAAACTTTGTAGCCTGACCACCAGTTGGTTGTTGACTTGTATACATTGCATTAATATTATTTCTAGATTGTGAAATTAATATAAACAGTGTTGGTCTTACTTTGTTATTTGCATAGTTAATCATTTTCCATGCATTAGAAAAGTCTCTTGACTCAGCACCAATTTGTTTTGTATTTTCTAATTGTTTTAAATCATCTGTATCTTTTTCAAAATAAATTGCAGGTAATAAAGAAGTGATAGAGTCTACAACAACTAGGTCTACTCCTGCTTGCATAAGGTCTACACCTATTTCAACCATATCATTAATTGTTCTAGCCTGAGAAACAATAAGTTTAGAAGTATCAACCCCTAGTTTTTCTGCCCAACTTTTATCATAAGACATTTCTGCATCAATCCAAGCACAAATCTTCCCTTCTTTTTGTGCTAGTGCGATTGTCTGTAGGCATAGAGAAGACTTTGCAGAAGACTTGGACCCCCATATTAAAACCTGCCTTCCATAAGGCAGACCGCCATTTAAAGCCCTATTAAGACCATAACTAGGCGTTGCTGCGTATTCAGTTGCTGGAACAGAATCTCCAGACATTACCTGTTTACGTAATTTAGGATTAAGTTGTGCTAATACTTCTTCAACTGTTACTGTCATTAAAATCTTACTCCATGTTTTTCTGGTCG